CACCTAAAAAGGCTTCTCTTAGAAACAACCTTTTATTATCATTCTAATTTACCATTTTAGTTGAAACTGTAGTACACTAAGGAGTTAGGATGTCTAAAAAAAATAAAGGTTCGCCCAACTTATACAAAGGTATGAAGAGTTTAAACCCTAACGGGAGACCTAAGGGAAGTGTCAACAAGTATACAGCCCTGAGTAGAGAGTTGATGTCTAATAGAGGACCAGAAATTGTACAAAAGGTCATAGACTTAGCACTCGAAGGTGATAGGACCTGTCTTAAGATGTGTATGGACCGAATTATACCTACGACTAAGTCAGTAGAGTTTAGGTCCGGAGAAGATAAAGGTAACGTAATTATTAATGTTGGTGGTCTTGAGGCTAAGAAAGTAGAAATAGAAGAGAAAGACCAGAAAGAACTAACATATGAAGACGGTGTAATAATAGAAGAAGCTGATATTGACAAAACAATTGTGAGTATCGGTAATGGCTAAAGAGTTAGATGTACAACTACATCCTGCACAGCTAGAAATCTTCAATAGCACTGCCCGATTTAAAGTAGTAAGTGCGGGTAGGCGATTTGGAAAGTCCAGACTAGCAGCGTGGATATTAATCATTAAGGCTCTACAGTCGGAAAGTAAGGATGTCTTTTATATAGGTCCTACATTCCAACAAGCTAAAGATATTATGTGGAATATGCTCAAGGAACTCCTTCACGGGACAGACCTTATAGAGACTACCCACGAGAATACAGCTACTATGAAGTTAGTTAATGGTAGAAGAATTAGCTTAAAGGGGAGTGACAGACCAGATACTCTAAGAGGCGTAGGACTTGCTTATGTTGTACTCGATGAGTACGCAAGTATGAAAGTAGAAGTCTGGGAACAGATTATAAGACCAACACTTTCAGATGTAAAAGGTGGTGCACTCTTTATTGGTACGCCTGCAGGTAAGAATCACTTCTATGATTTGTTTCTTGAAGCAGAAAAAGACGAGGACTGGGAAGCATTCCAGTATACGTCTACAGACAACCCTCTAATAGACCCTAAAGAGGTAGAAGTTGCTAGAAGAACGATGTCAACGCAAGCGTTTAGACAAGAATTTGAAGCATCCTTTGTAAGTTTTACTGGTGGTATATTTAAAAATGAATGGATTAAGTACGACGAAAATGAACCGGAGGAAGGCAATTTTGTTATTGCGGTTGACCCTGCGGGCTTTGAAGCAGTGGAGAAAGAGCGTGGTCTTAAAGGGAGTAAGTTAGATGAAACAGCTATATCAATCGTTAAAATCCACGGTGATAAGTGGTGGGTTAAAGATATACTACACGGTCGTTGGAATATTAAAGAAACTGCTTCTAAAATATTACAGGCTGCAATTGAGAATCAGGCAACTACTGTCGGAATAGAATCCGGAGCTTTAAAGAACGCCATACTTCCTTATCTGCAAGACGAGATGAGAACACAAGGTAGATGGGTAGTCATAACAGACGTAACCCACGGTGGCAAAAAGAAAGCAGATAGAATTACTTGGGCTCTACAAGGTAGAATGGAGCACGGTAAGATTACATTTAATCGTAATTCTGATTGGAATAGCGAGTTAGAGACACAGTTAATAGAGTTTCCTAGTAAGGGAACACACGACGACATTATTGACTCTCTCGCATACATAGACCAAGTTAGTGTAGCAGACTTTATGCACACAATAGAATTAGAAGAGGAGTGGGAACCATATGATGAAGTTGCAGGATACTAATGGAAGAAAATAAATATCAAGGTTTAGCAGGTTGGTTGCACACTCGATTAGATGAGTGGAGAGACCACAGGGATTCCAACTATCAATCTAAGTGGGATGAATATTATCGTCTATGGCGTGGCATATGGCAAGCATCAGACAGAACTAGAACGTCTGAAAAGTCTCAACTAATCTCGCCCGCACTACAACAAGCAGTAGAATCATCTGTTGCTGAAATCGAAGAAGCTACATTTGGCAGAGGAAAATGGTTTGACATTAAAGATGATATGCTAGACCAAGACCCTAGAGATGCTGAGTATGTTAGAAATTTACTGCAAGAAGACTTAGAATCTACAGGTTGCAAAGACGCATTGTGTGAGGTATTTCTTAACGGTGCTATATACGGAACAGGTATTGGTAAAGTATCTGTAGCAGAAAGCACTTGGAGATATCCTGTAGAAGTTCCTATCGAAGGAACTATGGTTAGTGAAAGAATATTACAAGAAGATAATGTAATAGATGTTAAGGTAGAAGCAATTAGTCCTAAAGAATTTCTTATAGACCCTTCTGCTGTTAATATAGATGAAGCATTAGGTGTCGCACACGAAGTAGTAAAGCCTAGACACAGCATTATAGAAGGCATAGAAAACGGTACTTATCGTGATATACCTATAGAAGGTAGCTACAATCAAGAAAGATTTGATGGGTTTGACCCCGAGCAATCTAGAGCAGATGCTTCTGACCAAATAAAAATCACAGAATACTGGGGTAAAGTACCCGCAAGATTCCTATCTGAAGACGAGGATATGGATGATTTTGAGTATAATGATGATGAACTAGTCGAAGCTGTAGTTACTATGGCTAACGACGAATACATATTAAGGGCTGAACGTAATCCATTTATGATGGAAGACAGACCTTTTATATACTACCAACACGATATTGTACCAAACAAATTCTGGGGTAGAGGTATTTGTGAGAAAGGATTTAATGCTCAAAAGGCTTTAGATGCAGAAATGAGAGCACGAATTGACTCGTTAGCTCTGACTACTACACCAATGATGGCTGCCGACGCGACTCGACTACCGCGTGGAGTCAGACTAGAGGTCAGACCGGGTAAGACTGTACTTACTAATGGCGACCCAAGACAAGCAATAATGCCATTATCTTTAGGCAGCACCGACCAAAACACTTATACGCAAGTACAGAGCCTACAGAATATGATACAGATGGGTACTGGCAGTGCTGATACACAAGGAAGTGCTGAGCGTGCTACGTCTGCAGGTATGTCTATGCAACAATCTTCTGCAATTAAAAGACAGAAGCGTACTCTGATGAACTTCCAAAATACATTTCTTATTCCTATGGTTAATAAATGTTTGTGGAGAAAAATACAGTTTGATGTAGATAGGTATCCTATTGTAGATTATAAATTCGTACCTTATTCTACTATGGGAATTATGGCTAAAGAGTTAGAAGCACAGCAAATGGTTAGTTTGTTGCAAGCTATACCTAAAGACTCTCCAGCATTTAATATTATATTAGTGTCTGTATTCCAGAACTCTAGTATGCACAACAGAGACCAAATTGTTCAAGCTCTTATGCAAGGTATGCAAGGTAATCCACAAGAAGACCAGATGAAACAAATGGCTATGGAATTACAATTACAGCAAGCACAAGCTGATGTACAAAAAACTGTAGCAGAAGCTCAAGAAGAACAGACTAAAGCTATGAAGAATGCAGCAGAAGCCGGAGCAGCACAACCTGATGAGCTTAAGATACAAGAGAAGTTTATAAAACTACAGAAAGATTTAGCTGCTATTGATAAGATGAGAGCAGATACAGAGAATGTAAATAGCGAAACTATGAGAAACATACCAGAAGTAGAACACTTACAATCCGAAACATTATTAAATATAGCTACAGCACAAGAAAAGTTACAAGGATAATATATGGCTAAGACAGCAGCGTGGCAACGTAAGGAAGGACAAAATCCTAAAGGTGGG